TGCATTTAGTAATGATACAGTTCAACTACATACAGGAGATGATGGAGGATCATTCTTATTCACTTCAGGATCAAACTTTGTAGGTGATAATGAAAATATCAGTGCATTTGCATATAGTGGTAGCATGGAAGGATTGGTTGCAGAAATCAATTTACAAGCATCACAGTATTTCACAGCATCATTTAGCGGAACTAATCTTTTATTAACATCATCCATTGCAGGAACAGCAGGTAACAAGATACGTATTGCTACCGGTTCATTCCTAGATTTCCTTTTCAATAACAATGCTGGTACAGGTAGTGTTGGACAGTTAGAAGGAGGTACAGGAGATTCAGCTCCTGACGGATTAGCTTTCAAATTATTCACATTATCAGATGGTGCTGATCAGAACAGTGATGGACCGCATGGCATCAATGGATTGTTAGCATCTGGTTCTGCAAATAATCTTAGATGGGAAGTGACAAATGTTAATAATGCAAAAGGTACATTCACTTTATTAATTAGAAGAGGTGATGATACCAATCGTAGAAAAACTATTCTAGAGCAGTATAACAACTTAACATTAGATCCAACCACTCCTAATTACATTGCAAGAGCAATTGGAGATCAGGTACAGACATTGAGAGATGCTGGTGGAACAGATCCATTCCTTCAATTATCTGGATCATTCCCGAATCGTTCCAGATATGTACGTGTAGAAGTTCAGGCAACTACATACAAATATCTAGATGAGAATGGAAATGTTAGAGATGGTAGTTTATCAGGATCATTACCAGTAGCAGCTTCTGGATCATTCGGAGGTGGATCTGATGGTAATGTGAAACATCCAAGAGCTTTCTATGATACCATTAGTAATACAAATACTCAAGGATTTAACTTAGGTGTTGCAAGTGAAGGTAAGACATCTTATATTGATGCAATTAGATTATTGAAAAATCAAGATGAATATGATATCAATCTAATTACATTACCAGGATTGGTAGATAACTTCACAAATCACTCAGAGGTTATTACAGAAGCTCTTAACATGTGTGAAGACAGAGCAGATGCATTCCTAGTATATGATCCAGTTGAATATGGAGCAAGCATTTCATCAGCAACAGCTAAGGCCGAAGCTCGTGATACAAATTATGCATCAGTATATTGGCCATGGGTCAAAGTAGCCGACGCAGATCTTGGAAAGAATGTATGGGTACCGGCTTCGACATTGATTCCGTCAGTATATGCTTTCAATGACAGAGTTGCTGCTCCATGGTTTGCACCAGCTGGTTTGAATAGAGGTGGAATTGATGCTGCATTATTAGCAGAACGTAAATTGACAAAGGCTAACAGAGATACATTATATGACTCTGCAGTTAATCCAATTGCAACTTTCCCTAATACGGGTGTGACAGTATTTGGACAGAAAACATTGCAGAAGAAGGCATCAGCTCTTGACAGAGTAAATGTTAGAAGATTGTTAATTGCAGCTAAGAAGTTCATTGCATCAACTACCAAGTTCCTTGTATTTGAACAGAATACAGCAGCAACTAGAAACAGATTCCTTAGCATTGTGAATCCATACTTTGAATCGGTACAACAGCGTCAAGGTTTATATGGTTTCCGTGTTGTTATGGATGAAACAAATAACACTCCAGATGTGATTGATAGAAATGAAATGAGAGGACAGATATTCCTTCAGCCTGCTAAAACGGCAGAATTCATTATCATTGACTTCAATATTTTACCAACCGGAGCGGAGTTTCCAGAATAAAATTTGAAAAGACAATATTTATATAAAAGGATATAGAGCATGGCAGAATTATTAGATCCCACCGAGATATTTTATACGGCGTTTGAGCCTAAAATGTCTAACAGGTTCATTATGTATATTGAGGGTATTCCATCATACCTTATCAAGACAGCATCACGTCCATCAATTGATCAAGGAGAGGTAATCTTAGATCATATCAATGTTGAGCGTAAGGTCAAAGGTAAGTCAAGATGGCAGGACATCACTATCACATTATATGATCCAGTTGTTCCTTCAGGAGCGCAGACAGTGATGGAATGGGTTCGTTTACATCACGAATCAGTAACTGGTAGAGATGGATATTCAGATTTCTATAAGAAGGACATCACTTTTAATACTTTAGGACCAGTAGGTGATAAAGTTGAAGAATGGACTATTAAGGGTGCGTTCATTTCTTCTGCCACATTTGGTGACATGGATTATTCCGGTGAAGATCCATTGGAAATCGAATTAACTCTGAAATATGATTATGCTATCTTACAATTCTAAGATTGTCATACATCAAAATTAGTGAAAGGGTCTCTTCGGAGACCTTTTTCATTTTATATGAGTTGCATATTTATTATTGAACAAGTTTTAAACAGGAGAACAAATGTCACAAAGTCTAAACCCAGCATATGATGGCAAAGGTAAAAAGTCATCAAAGAAAGTATCAGATGAAGAACTCAAAGCCATGGCAGTCGCCAAGCATGAAGAAAAGTTCACTGATACAGTAACCAAAAGTAAAATACCGACAGAAATCATTGAATTGCCATCTGAAGGCAGATTATATCCAGAAGACCATCCACTACGGTCAGGCAAAATTGAAATGAGATACATGACTGCCAGAGAAGAGGATATTCTTACCAATCAGACATATATTAAACAAGGAGTAGTCCTAGATAAATTATTTCAGGCATTGATTGTAACAAAGTTTGATTATAATGATTTGTTGGTATGTGATAAAAATGCAATCATGATTGCTGCCAGAGTTCTCGGATATGGTAAAGATTATAAATTTAAAGTCACTGCTCCGAGTGGCGAACAACAGGAAGTAGCTGTTGATCTGACTACCATTGATATGAAAGAATATGATTGGGACAAATATGAAGGTAATGGCAATCATTTTGAATTCAAATTACCAGTGTCAGAGCGTGTTGTGACTTTCAGTTTATTGACACAAGGCGGTCAGAAAAAGATTGATGCTGAACTTAGAGGTTTGAAGAAATTGAAGAAAGGTGATACCACATTGACTACGACATTGAAGCATGTAATTACATCAGTAGATGGTAGTACTGCTGAAGCCACGATCAGAAATTTTGTTAACAGTGAACTATATGCCATGGATTCCAGAGCATTGAGAAATCATATTAAAGATATCACACCAAATCTCGATCTAGAAATAGAAGCCATTGATGAGGAGACTGGCGATCCCTTTCTTTGTGACATTGCCATCGGACTCAACTTTTTTTGGCCTGACGCCTAGATATAAGTTAGACGTAGAAGGTCAGATACATGACCTAGCATTTCACAGTAAAGGAGCGTTTTCATATACTGAAATACGATCCATGCCTATATTCATACGTACGTTTCATGTCGACAGACTTGTGAAGTATTTTGAGAAGAAGAAAAAGCTGGAGGATGAAGAACTCAGAAAAGCAAAATCATCACGAAAACGTAGGTAGCATACATATTTATATAAAAAACTGATATGAATAAGATAGAGAGGCAAATGCAGGAAAATATTCAGTTGAATGAAGGGTTGTTGTCAGGTATAGCAAAACTGTTCATAGCACGTAAAATACGTAAGCAATATAAAAAAGCTTATGATGTGGCAAAGGATGATCCGGAACTACAAACAGCTCTCATAGATCTGGAATCACATCAAGAACGGCTTCAGAAGATCATAAAGAATCTATGCAAGAGAAATCCTGATCATCCTAGATGTAAATAATAGACACAATGGCAAGTCAGGATCAGGTTAGGTTTCAAGAGCAACTAAATGAACTAGTTAGAGATGGTAAATTGTCCATGTCTGAATTTACCAGAATTCAGGGCGACATGAACAAGATGACCAATGAGCAGGTCAAGGCAACCAGAACTCTTGTAGCAGAACTTGCCAGAACAAACAAAGAACAACAGAAGCGCGCAAATATCGAACAGACCATAAAGGATCTGGAATCTGATCAACTCGATCTTGCCAGCAAATTGCAAAAGGCAACACAAGGTAATATCAAATCGCTTCAAGGTGTCCATTCACAGGCCAAGGACATCACAAATCAATACATAAAGACACTTGATCAAGCTGTTAAAACTGGGCAAATATCTAAACAACAAGCAGCTGATCTCAAAGCCCAGGCCATAGAAACGGCAAAAATGGCTAAGAATATTGATAAGATAGCCAGTTCCGGTATGGCAGAAGCATTTGACGCAGCTCAGGATGCTACCAAAGGTATTGCAAGTGGTATTGAAAGTGCTATAAAAAGTATACCAGGAGGTGGTATGTTGTTCAACATGCTAGGCGGTCCACAACTTCAGCAGCAATTGTCACAGGGCGTGACAGCTGGATTTTCTGCAATGGCTAAATCAATGTCACAAGGCGTAGGCCTCATGGGGTCATTGAGAGCAGGCATGGCAGCATTCAATGCAGTGGCTGCCATCAATCCAATCTTAGCCATAGTCGCAGCAGCTGCATTGCTTCTACAATTTCTGAAAAAAATCGTTAATGCTGCAATAGATTTTTCAGGACAAGTTCAGGATACTTCTAAAAATTTAGGTGTATCATATGCTAAGTCACAGTTGTTAGAAAAATCAATCATTAAAATGTCTAAGGAAGGCAGAAATATATTACCTGAAGAAGCTCGTACCATAGCAGAAGGTCTTAATAAAGAGCTTGGTATGACAGCACATTTTTCTGCAGATGTTGCAGAAAATATAGCAACTGGAGCTGTAGCCTTCGGTGCCAATTTAGATACCGCAACTCAGCTCAATGCACAGTTCATAAAAATGGGCTTGACTGCAACTGATGCAAGTGAAACTGTTAATGAGATGCTTCGAGAGGCCAATGAGTCCGGCATTGATGTCAATACGGTGATGGAGGATGTCGCACGTACCAGCAAAACAATGCGACATCATTTCAAAGGCAGTGTCAAAGAATTGACAAAGGCCGTAATGGAATCTAGAAAAATGGGAGTGGCACTCGATGCATCTGCAGGTGCCATGGATGCTATGACAGATCTGGAAGCTGTATTTGAAGCATCTATGCAGGCATCTACATTGGACGCAAACTTCATAAACATGGACATTGAAGGCATGATGTCAGCTGCTATCAATAAAGAAGAAGGGAAGATGAATAAACTTCTCATTGAAAACTTCAAAAATTATGAAGTGTTGGATGCCATGGCATTTGATGATTTTGCCAAAGGCATTGGCATGACAGCTGGTGAGATCATGGACATGGTGGATGCCAACAGATTGATGGAGGCTTCTCAAGGTAAAATTAACGCGGAGCAGATAGAAGTTGCCAAATCCATGGGTCTCACATTGAAACAGATGTTGGACATGGACACAGTTGATCTGGTAAAGAAAATTAATGATGAAAATGATAAGAGAGCAATTGCATTGGCACAAGAAGAAGCTCGAGCACAGTCCATGAACAAAATGATTGACTTTGGTGGCCAATTGGTTGATGTGTTAACTAGCCCGGCCATGCAGGCATTCTATAATGGTATTGGTATGGTAGCTGGATTCCTAGTTGACATGATTAAGCCAGTCTTCACTTCTATTCAACATGCAGTGGCACCAATCAAAGAAGCATTTTCATCAATAGCAGAATCGTTAGGTCTCGCAGGAGGCGCCGGCGGTACTCTATCAATGATATTCAATACCATTGGGGCAACACTTGGACTGATCATTGATTATTCGTTGGAGCCTATGAGATTGATTTTTGATGAAATAGCATCTAAATTGTCAGCAGTGAAACAGGTAATTGGCGGAATAGGTAAATTATTCAGCGGTGACATCATGGGCGGTCTCAAAGACATTGGCGCAGGTATCATAAACTTCTTCACCACTCCAATTGAATTATTGATAAATACAGTTCAACGATTCTATGACAGAGCAGTGAAATTCATCAATGATGTGTTTGGATTTGATATTCCTAGTTTTGATGAACTCTTCCCAGGCCTGCGTGACTTCTTCAGTAATCTCGGTGATAATGTGATGGCTGGTCTCACAATGGCCGGCGAATATTTCATGAATTTACCTGGAAACTTCATTGACAAAATACGGCAGGGATTCAAAGACATTGTGGCATATCTGAAGGACAAGATAAATGGTATTGTACAGAAAGTTAAGGACTCAGTCAATCCTGCTAAAGCAGTAAAAAAGGTAGGCAGTAAAATCAAAAGTTTCTTTGGTTTTGCAGATGGAGGTATTGTGACTGGACCGACAGCCGCAATGATCGGAGAAGCAGGCGACACAGAGGCAGTATTACCGTTAGGCAAATTTGAAAGCATATTTGGTCCTATATTGAAGAAAATGGAACCAGGTGGTGATAAATTTGAAAAATTGGCAGCACAGATAACAGGCATGGGTGCCAACTTCACTGCAGTGAGTCAGGCAGTTATTGGTCTTGCTAGTGCAGCAAAATCATCCATAGCGCAGGCCACAGCATCAATAGCCAACATGTCTCAGATGATGGTGTCACTCATCAAAGGTACCATGCAGAGAATAACAATGATGGTGAGTGTAGTAAATGCATTGGCATCACTCACAAAAACTTTGATTGTCGGTTCAATGCAGAGGATTGACAGTGTAGTGGCATCTATAAAGGCAATGATAACTGCCACAATAGCATATGTCTCTGTATCAAGAATGATCTCCGTGATGGCACTCAAATCAATCAGATCTGCAACCAGTATGATCAGAGTGATAGGTAATGTTGCAAGTAGCACATTTGCAAAGAATCATGCCAAGATGATGGCAATGCATGCATCATTAGGATCAATACATTCTCAGATGAGATCAGTGCTTCACAAAATGGAGAGAGCGGCGATACGCATGTATATACATTCGCCATCCATGTCAAGTTTCAGATCATTATCATCTAGACGCAGACCAAAGCGAAGAGATGAAAATAGTACAAGTCTATCAGATGTGGTATCTGCTATAAACAGACTTCACGTTGCCATTGAAAATATTGACATAGATATGAAAATGGATGGTACTAGAGTTGCTGAAATGGTTTATGTAAATAACTCATATAGAAAAAGGTAACGCATGGGATTGATCGATCTGAAATCTAATTTGTCATGGTATGGAGATAAACCGCCGCAGGTAAACAATCTGCGTGATGAAGATGCTACTGGTTACACAACAGGAAATAATCAAGTTGGTGGTATATCCGAATTTCAAGGCATTTCAGGTCAATTCACCGGCACAGGTCTATCATATACACATACAGGTGTACAAAGGTTAGGCGTGCTCACTGAGACCAATTTCTTTCTGAACACTGATCATAGAGGATTCAGGGCAGTTCGTGCCCCAGGCGATCAATCAGATTATACAGGAGTTAACAGTGTCACATTGAGATATACTCATACTGGTAATCAGAATCTCGGAGTGTTAGGCATCACAAATTCATTTCTGAACAGTGACATGTCCGGTTTCACTACATTGAGACAACCATTACAGAACACAGAATTTCAAGGTGTGGATTCAGCTCAGAGCATGTACATTCATACAGGAGTTCAAAGTTTAGGCACTCTGGCACTCACAAATTCATTTCCAGAAATCAATGCAATTGGTTTCAGAGCAAATAAAACAGAACGTGGTAAAAGTGATTTTGTAGGTGTAGACAATCTGCAAACAGGTTATCAACATACAGGTGTCAGAGGTCTGGGAGACCTAAGTAAGAATCTGCGTCCTTTAGACTCAATAGGTAATCCAGAGCGTGACACATTTGTCAGAGGAGCCATAAACAATTTCACTACCAGATATAGTCAGTCAGGCGGACCGACAGCACAGTTAGGAGTGTTATCTGCTACTGTGAAAGGATTTGCATTCCAAGGAGTTTCAGAATTGACACCACTTCAGAAGTCAGCTGCTGATGCCTTTCCCATCAACAGCGTCACATTCTCACAGCAAGGCATTTCCAGCAGAACTGCTCAATTAGGTTCTGGTACCAAATTTCCTATCGGACCTGCAGGACAGGTTCATGAATTTGACATTGCTCGTACAGGTTTATCCGGCGCTGTCAGATATGGAGATGTGTATGGTCCTAGGAGCAATTCAGGAC